GTCCTCCCGGCTGCTGGCCATCAACCAGCGGGCCGCGACCTCCATCACGGAGGACTGGCTTCGCACCTCGCCGGAGAAGTGCGGGCGACTGCTCGCGCAGTACGACTTCATCCGCTGGGACTTCCGCCCTGACCCGACGCTGGACGACATCTGGCACGGCCTGTACGCGTACCACGAGACCGAGGGCCGGTACCCGGACCAGACGGTCATCGACATCGCCTCCGACGTCGGCCACGACACCGGGGATGAGTGGGGGTCCCTGCGGGACCTGATGCGACAGGCCAAGGTCATTGCCCGCGAGACGGGTACGCACCTGTGGCTGGTCCACCACTGCGCGGACTCCGAGCGGACCAAGAGGCCCTGTCCGAGGCGCTCGGACATCCACGGCAAGGTGGCCGCCATCCCGGAGTTGATCGTCACGTGCGGCACGGACGCTTCCGGCGGACTGCATGCCGCCTGCGTGAAGAACAGGCACGCCAAGGCGTCAGCGGACGCCGATATCCGCATCCCGATGACGCTGGACGCTGCGACGTCCTTCGTCGGGGACTACGTCAACCAGCCCGCGTACGGCGGGGGCTGGACCAGAGACCCAGAAGGAGAGGCTGGCTGGTGACAAACCGCTACGAGATCCGCGAAGAGGTCACTACCAATCTCCAGCGCGAGATGGGCTTCATGGACACCGTCTTCGAGGTGTGGGACATCGACGAGGACAGGCGCGTCCCGTTCGGGACGTACGCGGACCGGGAGGCGGCTGCGCGTCGCATCGCCCGGATGAAGGAGCGGGAGACGTGAACGCCCTCACCATCGCCGAGCTGCGGCTCAGGCACGCACAGCTCACCGAGAAGGCCGAGCGCGAGCGCCAGAAGTGGCAGAACCTGCCGCCCACTCCGGGAGCCATCCGCCTGGGCAAGGAGATCAAGCAGCTTCAGCAGCGGGCCGACGACTACGGCCGGCTCCTGGACGCCGTGGCGGGGTGGGAGTCGTGATCGTTGAAGTGGACATCGCGCTCCACCACATGGTGGGCACGGAGCTGCGCACGACCTTCATTAAGGGGATCGTCCGCTCCGAGGCGGAGAAGTTTCTGGAGAACATCGGCCGGGTCCGTTCTCAGAACGGATGCATCACTGTCGGCGGTGGCAGCAAGGTCCAGGCCATGATCCCCGCCCAGAAGATCGAGCTGGCCGAGATCACCAGAGAGGTCTTCCGATGACCTGGCCCCACATCCACCGCTGGGGCCCGTGGTCCACCTCCTTCGAGGAGGCGCCCGGCGGTGACATGACCGTCTGGGAGTGGCGCACGCGTGACTGCAAGTGGCGCAACTGCCGCATGTACGAGGAGATCCCCACGCGCGTGTCCCTGACCGCGCCCATCCTGCGCGCCCTGCGCGAGTACCGGGAGGCGTCATGAGGGTGATCGTCACCGGGTCCCGGGACTGGACGGACCGAGGCGCCGTCTATGACGCCCTGAACGGGCTGTACCGCAACGCCGGGCCGTTCGTCCTCGTGCACGGCGCCTGCTCCACCGGAGCGGACGCCATGGCCCATGACTGGTACGTCCTCGCGAGCCAGCTCGTGGCCGTCACGGAGGACCGCTTCCCTGCCGCCTGGGAGGCCCGCGGCAGGGCCGCTGGCCCCGAGCGCAACGAGCGCATGGTGAAGGCCGGAGCGCGCTTCCTGCTGGCCTTCCTGGGCCCGTGCACGCGAGAGCACTGCCCCGAACCCACGCCCCACGACAGCCACGGCATAGCCGGCTGCGTAGACCTGGCCCGCGAGGCGGGCATAGAGATCAAGGAGTACCGACCATGAGCGAGCTGAAGTTCGAGGACCCTCCCCAGAGGGTCAGCGGCAGGCACTGGGGCCGGCACCGCCTGCTGGCGAGCGAGATGAAGGCCAGGCCCATGGAGTGGGCCCTGGTGGGCACCTACGGCTCCAGCGACTCCGCGGCGTCCATGGCGCGCAACATTAAGCTGGGCAAGCTGAAGGCGTACGAGCCCGCGGGGGCCTTCGAGTCCACCTCCCGGACCGTGGACAAGCAGCCCCGTGTGTACGCGCGGTACCTGGGGGAAGCGGAGGCAGCTTCATGACGAAGCTGGAGTTCGAAGAGCTGCCACCCCCAGGCCGCGCCGGGGGGCAAGCCGACCACGCTTCCATGGCGCGCGAGCTGCGCACTCGGCCGGGTGAATGGGCGATGGTCAGGACGTACAAGAGTGCGGGCACGGTCACTTCGATGGCCTATCTCATCAGGAGGGGCGAGCAGCCGTCGTATCAGCCCCCGGGTGCCTTTGAGGCGGCCCTACGCACCGTGCAGGGCGAACACCGTCTGTACGCCCGCTACGTGGGCGAGCCCGGTGAGTGACGAGCACTCGGGCCTGTCTCACGACCTGCCCGAGTACGTCCCCAACTGGCCCTTGCCGGTACGGAAGGTCAAGGTGCAGGTCTACCAACTCAGGGGCACGGGCGAGTGGGCCTGGGCCCACGACTGCCCGCGCAAGATCGGCTTCACTCTGGGCTTCGCGCGTCCCACGCAGGCCGAGGCCTTCGCCGCGGCCCACAAGCATGTACAGGGGTGCTGGTGAGCGAGGACGAGTCCGTGGTCATCACGCTGACCGACGAGGACATGAAGCGCGAGTACAAACGCCTGATGGAAGGGCTGCCGTACGAGACGCCCGGACAGCTCCGGGACGCGGTCTTCGCGTCCAGCGACCTGTGCTGTTCCAACTGCTACGACTACCAGCACCCGCACGCCGAGGCGTGGCGGGGCATGACCAACTGGCTCTTCCTGGCCGGTAAGGACTGGAGGACGGTCGAGTGACGAAGAGCAAGGCGAAGGGCACGAGGGCTGAGACCGAGTGCGTCAACTACCTCCGGGAGAGCTTCCCGGCGGTCGAGCGACGTACGCTCTCCGGCTCCAAGGACAAGGGCGACATCGCCGGTATCCCCAACTGCGTCGGGGAGATCAAGGCCGCGGCCCAGCTCCGGCTGGCCGCGTGGCAGCAGGAGACGCTGACCGAGATGGTCAACGCCGATGCGGCGAACTGCTTCCTGGTCGTCAAGGTCCCGTACAAGAACGTCTCGCGGTGGGACTTCTGGATGCCGGCCTACCAGCTCGCCCTGGAGGTCGTGGAGAGCCCGATGGAGGCCCGATGGCTGCGAATGGACTTCGAGCTGGGGCGGGACGTCCTTCGCGATCTGACCAACGAGTCACGCTTCCTCTAGCCCCCGTCCTCGCCCACTACGGCGTAGACCTCAACGAGGGCCGATGGGGCAACGAACTGGTCTGCTGCCCCATTCACGGCGAGCGCCGTGCATCCATGTCCGTGAGCGCCGAGAAGGGCGTCTTCCACTGCTTCGCGTGCGGTGCCTCGGGCACCGCGGTGAAGCTCGTACAGATGATGGAGGGCTGCGACTTTGCAGACGCTCTCCGCCGAGCAGAGGAGATTCTTCGAGCAGGCGGCCACGACCTACCAGAACGATCTGCTGGGCGATACCAGCGCCCAGGCGTATCTGGGGACTCGAAGGATCAGCCTCGCGGACGCCGTTACGTTCCGCCTGGGCGTCGTTAGCAGCCCGCTCCCGGGACACGAGGCGTACAGGGGGCGCCTCTGTATCCCGTACCTGACGCCGGCAGGCGTCGTGAACCTGCGCTTCAGGTGCGCAGCGTCCCACGACTGCGAGGCCGAGCATCACCCGAAGTACCTCTCCGGCGAGGGCGCCGGGACGAACCTCTACAACGTGCTCGACCTCAAGCAGGACTCGCCCTTCATCTGCGTGGCAGAGGGCGAGATCGACACCATGAGCCTGTCTCTGGCCGGCCTGCCGGCCGTGGGCGTCCCGGGCGTCGACACCTGGCAGAAGCACTTCTCGCGCTGCCTGGAGGACTTCGAGGTGATCTACGCCTTCGGCGACGGAGACAAGGCTGGTGGCAAGTTCTCCAACTTCCTCGCCCGGGAGACCCGGGCGCGTCCCATCCGCATGCCCGCGGGCGAGGACTGCAACTCTCTCTTCGTGAAAGGCGGAGCCGATGCCCTGCGGGGACTGCTCGACTGACGACCTGTGCCGGTGTGGTCCCGGCGAAGCCTGCGGCCACTGCTTCGAAGGCCGCTGCAAGAAGAAGTACGAGTGCCCGGAGCACCCTGACGGATGCCCGGACGACAAGCCCCTGTTCGCACCGGGCGCCGAGGAGTACTACCGCGAGGTGCTGGGCCTGGGGCCCAAGGAGGAGGCCCCGAAGACGTGCGTGTGCGGGCATGGGAGGGCCGCCCACGAGAGCGGCCCGAAGTGCATCGGGAACCGCAACCTCTGCACGTGCCTGATCTTCCGGACGGAGGAGGTGGGGGAGCCCGTGCCGCCCGTCAACTTCAATCCCACCTGCAAGTGCCTTCACCCGCTCTCTCAGCACACGGAGACGGGCTGCGTCTCGTGCCGCATGAACGGCATCGATCTGCTGGCGAACCACTCCTTCATCGGCCCGAACGGGCCCGAGGAGCCCGAGCGCAAGAAGTGCGGCTACGGGGAGCACGGCTTCAAGCCCTTCCAGGGCTACAGGGACGAGCCCGGGAAGCCGCACTGCCTGACGTGCGGTCACCTCTGGGGCGAGTGCAACTGGCACTGGGTGAAGGGCGATCCGCCCTTCGAGGAACCGCCCCTCACGCCCGAGGAGGAAGAGGAGGCGCCTTGTCCGCACGAGTCCTGGGAGGTCGGCTCCCAGTGGCGCGACGAGGAGACGGGAAAGCGGTGGAAGTCCCGTCGCTGCGCGGACTGCCGGGAATCCCTGGACAACGTCCTTGAGGACGAGGCGCACGACTTCGAGGGCCCGACGGAGCCCGAGGTGCCACCCCAGCCGGACAGACGTCCGCCGTACGCCGTCAGCTATTCCGTCCAGGGCCACCTCTTCGAGGTGGCCCTTCCTGGTGACGCCACCGTGCGCGCCGTGGACGGAGCGCTGGTCATCCAGCACCACCTGGGGCCCGTGCTCGGGATCGTCCAGGTTCTGCCCGTCATCAACGAGGAGGGCTCGTGAGCGCCAGAGGCGCCCTGCACGACCGCATTCACGGTCCTGAGGCGTGCGATCCGCCCTGCGGGCTCAGCAAGGAGGTCAGCGCCCTCCTTGACGAACATCGAGACGAGGTCGCCCACGAACTCGCCGAGAAGATCCGCGAAGAGCGGGACGCGGCCGACGTCCCGGGGAGCCCTTTCACTCCGCACATGGCCCACGGTGCGGCGTGGGCCGCTGACCTGATCGACCCCGAGAAGGAGGACTGATGCTCAAGCTCGCCACCAAGGGTGCCGTGCGCTTCGAGTGGAGCGACGGCATCGAAGAGACCACCGTCACCCTGAACCCGGGGGACGACGAGGCGACGCTCAAGCGCAAGCTGGAGCGCATCCTCTCCCTGTCCCGCCCGGACCTCCCGGAACGCCTGCCGGGCTTCGCCCTGGGCATGGCCCAGACCGCGCACCCGGCGCCGGAGGACCCGGACGCACCGGTCCCGTACACGCCCGTCCAGGGCAACGGCTGGGCGCCGTACGCCGGAGCCGGCCTGCCGCACCCCGATCTTCCCGAGCGCCTGAAGGACACCGTGGAGCTGATCCCCCCGGAGGAGCAGGGATGAGCGCTAGCGGAGCAACGTTCGAGCAGATGCTCCTGGACGCACTCAAGAAGCACCAGCGCTACCTCGTGGCGTGCTACGCCCACGAGCTGGCGGAGAAGCAGCGGGCCTGGGACGGCCCGTCGCTGACCATGACGGGCTGGACCATGGTCCCCCTGCACATGCTCGCCGACCTGATCGACCCGGAGGTGTCGTCATGAGCGCCTGGGCTCGGCTGGTCGCCAAGGCCAGCCCTGAAGACCTGGAGGAGTTGAACGCGGCGCTCCTGGAGATCCAGGCAGAGACTCACCGCAAGGTCGCCCTGAAGCTCCGGGGCGCGAAGGTCACCAACCCTCTCGGTGAAGCCGAAGAGCACGTGAACCACTGCCTTGACGATCTCGCGGCCGAGATCGAAGGGGGGCGTTGAACGGTGGCTGAGGTGGAGTCGTTCAACCTGCCTGACCTCAAGGATTCCATCGGAATCCGCCTGGACAACCAGGCGAAGAAGGACATCTACATCCTGATGGCCAGCCAGCGAGAGCCGGTCGTGTCGAACATCATCAAGTGGGCCCTGGCCCAGGCGGCTGCCCCTGTTCGACGGTCCTGGCAGGCCGCGGCCGACCGTTCAACGAAGGAGAGCGATGGCTGACAGCGAGTGGTTCCGAGTCGAGACGAGCGCCGGAACGCCCCTGGCGGAGAACGGGAACAGCCCGGACCGGTTCCCGAACAGGGAGTCGGCCGCTGACGCGGCCCGGCGCATTGCGCCCCTCGTGGCGGACGACACGCTGACTGTCGTGAAGTACTCGCGCAAGGAGATCCGGACCTTCCGTCGCAAGGTCACAGTCGATGAAGCGGACGTCCCGAGCTAGGATGCGAGGGCCGTCCCGGCCCTCCGGCTTCATCACCCGGAACCTCTCCGCTGGGGCGGCACCCAGCGAGCATGCAGAAGGCCCCCTCCTTCGGGAGGGGGCCTTTTTTGCGTTCCGAAGAGGGACGGAACGTCTGTACCGCTGCCATTCGAGAGGCTACGACAGGGGTCTGACAATCACTCCTGCGTGTCCGTACCTTCACGCTCTGCCAACGCTTCCCCCACAGCATCCTTGATCCGCTGCGTGAGCACGCCGTTGGTCTGGTGCGTGATCTGGTCGAGCTTCTCGTTCTGCGTCTCCAGCGTCTCGTTCTGCTTCTCCGTACGCGCGTCCAGGTACATGGCCGCGAGCAGCGGGGTCACCAGGGCGATGTACGACCCGGTGGGACGCTCGAAGAGCGTCAGCAGGATGACGCCGCCGATGATGACGGCGAGCGCTCCGAACTGGAATCCGGTCAGCTTCACTGGGGCAGCACCCCCATGCACTGGAGCAGCTCCATCACGAAGGTGCCAACGATCAACAGGAACGCGATACCGCCAGGGTTGTAGTCAGGCATGGATCAGTCCTCCCTCAGGGATGGAGGCCGCAGGCGGTCCAGCGCCTCGGCCGTGGGTCGGTCCAGCACTCCCGTGACCGGGAGGCGGAAGAGGGTCTGTACGCCCCGCAGAGCGGTCTTCGTGGCGTCGTCCATCTCTCCGGTCACGTCGAGGGTCAGAGCGCGCTGTGCTGAGCGCACAGCGGCCCTCTCGTCCTCGTTGGCCGGCGCGATGATGACGCGGTCAGGGGGCCAGGTCATGACGAGATCACATCCGCGATGGTGCGCAGCTCCACCCACAAGATCCCGCCGTACAGGGATCTGTTGGTCCCGGGCTTGGCGCCCTGCTCGAAGCGGTAGTCGTCTATGACGACCAGGACGCTGGAGTCCAGGTTCAGATCCTGGAAGGCCACCGCGTCGCCCTTGGCGAAGATCTGCTCGAAAGCAGCCAGCCGGGCCGCTGTGCGGCCCTCTGAGCCGACCATCTGACCCGAGCCGGTCTTCTCCTTGTCGAAACAGAGGAGCGGGATGGTGAACACGCGCTGGCGCACGGAGCCCGGCATGGCCTTGAGCTGGTAGCCGTTGACCTCCCCGCCCAAGGTGGTGTTCGTACTCGACCGGGTCAGCGTCAGCTTGAGCTGGACCCACTCCGCGGCAGCGGAGGGGGCGGCCATGACCACGTCCTGAATGACGCTGTTGCCGCCCTGGGAGATGGTCAGGATGGACGTCTCCGCCCCGCCCGGGTCGATGACCGAGACGCCGACCGAACCCATCAGGGTGGCAGGCGTCTTGACCGTGACGAACTTGAAGATCTTGGGCTCTAGCGTCGAATACCTGACCCGGCCCGTGGTCAGGTAGCCCGTGGCCTCCAGGTCGCTGGCGTGCTCCAGGTACGCCCCCTGGCCCACGACGGAGAAGACCATCCGGTCCGAGTTGCCGAAGTTGGACACGCCCGTCACGGCGCCCGTAACGAACGACTGGAGGTCGGTGGCGTACGCGAAGCGCCCGCCGGCAGCCGAGCTGGTGTCCTGTACCGGCTGGCCCAGGTCGACCCGGTACAGCCCGCTGTTGCCGTCGATGCCGTTCGTGGCAGCGACGAAGAAGAAGCGGTCGTAGGCCGCGACCGCCTTCACGCCGTTGGCGTTGGCGATGAGCAACGGCCCGTACTGGATGTCCCCGTTGGAGTCGATCTCCCCGACGCGGAAACCGCGGCTGGTGCCGATGCCGACGAAGGAGCCCAGGTACGTGGTCAGGGACTGGACGACCTCGCCCAGCGGGAGCTGGGCCGTCTGGATGCCGCCGGAGGCGAGCGTGGGCACGTTGCCCGTGCTGTCCAGCACGAACTTGTAGATGGAGCCCTGGGAGCCGGCGTAGCCCGCGGCGTAGATGGCGTTCGTGCCCTCGGCGAAGGCGGTCCACGTCCATGCCGTGTTCAGGTGCGTGAAGCGCAGCGTCTGCGTGCCGGTCGAACTCAGCTCGTAGACCTTGTGGTCCAGACCCAGCATGACGCGGCCCTTGGCCCAGCCCAGGCAGACGTTCGTCGTGCCGGTGGCCGACCAGGCGGCCCCGGCGCCCGTGCCGGCGCCCTTGTAGACCTGGACGTTGTCCGCGGCGTAGTAGTTCGTGCCGTCACTCGTCAGGGCCCTGATGGTGTTGGCCCCACCCCACGTGACTGCGGTCGTGGTGGTGCCGTCATCGCTCTTGAGGGCCGTTCCCACGGCCGACCAGAACCGGTCGGTGCCGTTGTTCCAGCCCACCACGAAGTGCGGGTTGGCGGTGCCGTCAGCGACGCGCAGCGTGGTCTTGCGCAGCAGCGTCAGCTTCCCGTTCGTCCACGGGTTCAGGCCCACCGAGTGCCCGTACTGGATCGCGTGCTTGTTCTGGAGGTTCGACTGGGCGATGGGGTCGGGGTCCTGGTACAGGAGCCCCTCCCCGCCGATGAACGTCGCCTGATTCCTCAACCACCAGTTGGCCAGGCTCTGCTCTCCCGGCTCCTTGCTGTTGTCGAACTGGTCCTTGCGCATCTGCGCGCCGGCCCGGGTCATCTTCCGCTCGTCGTTGATCGCGGAGAGCCAGGGCATGCCACCAAGGGCGTAGTCGTACTGGACGCCGTCCAGAGCGAAGCTGCTGGAGGCAGCAGCCGCGCGCCCCGAGAAGGGGAACGGGAGCCGCGAGACGATGCCAGCCATCAGGCCTCCCTGTACCAGCCCTGGATGGTGAGCAGGGTCCCGGCGGAGAGGTCGGAACCACCCATGGAGCCGCCGTCGTAGACGCGGATTCGGTCGATCACCGCACCCGAGCCGCCCAGGAAGACCATCCCGGAGCCCACCCCGTTCAGGGAGGCGGAGCCCTCGGTGTTGACCGTCAGCACCTGGCGGAGCGAGCGGTCCGGAGTGCTCGGGAGCCCGATGGTGATCGTGGCCGCGCCCGAGCCGGCCGCGTTGACCTGGAAGTACATGGTCACGAAGACCATCTTCCCGACCTTCATGTAGTAGCCGGTGCGCGTGGTCCAGGTGACCGTGCCACCGCCGGTCACGGCCGGCGTGTACGTGGTGAAGGCGTTCCCGCCGTAGATGCGGAAGGTGCCGTCGTTGCCCATCGCGGCCTGGATGGCGGAGTTGACCCGCAGGTTCAGCAGGTCGCCCGCGGTCGACGTGGGCAGGTTGACGGCCAGGCCGTCCAGGGTCGTGTCCGTGGGCTCCGCCCGCAGCGTGCCGATGACGCCCAGGATCTTCGCCGCGGAGCGGTACAGGGTCAGGTCCCGGGCCGCGTTGCCCGGCCCCCACTCCTGCTTGCCGTCACCGTAGGCGCGCCACCGGTCGAACGTGTCGCCCGTGACGATGGCCGCCTCAACGACGTTCGAGGCAGCGGACTGGTTCGACTGCTGCACACCCGTGTAGCTGGTCGCCGTGAAGGCGGGCGTCCCGCTGAAGGTCGGGCTTCCCGCCCAGGAGCCCGTCAGGGAACCGCCGGAGCTGGCCAGAGAGCCCGAGATCGTGTTCGTACCCGAGAAGTTCGGGGTCCCCGAGAACGTCCCTGTGAGGGCCGCTCCGTTAATCGTGGGCGTGGTCAGGGTCTTGTTCGTCAGGGTCTGCGCCATCGTGGCGCCGACCAGGGCGCCGGTCACCCCGTGCACGCCCGAGGTGGCGGCCTCGTGCGTGCGGAAGTCCGTGGCGTCCTGGGCGTTGTACGTGTGGCGCACGACAGCGCCCAGAGAGTGGCTCTGAGCGCTCGTCCCGCCGAAGCCGCGGGTCACGGTAAGGTTCAGGCCGGCGACGCCGGTCACCACGACCAGCTCTTCGGTTGCCGCGCCGTAGTCCACGGCGAGCACGAAGGGCGTACCGGGGAAGCCCGTGGTGGCGCCCACGGAGATGGCCGTGGCGCCCGAGGAGATCGACCCCGTCAGGGTGGTCGATACGGCGTTGTTGCTGTAGAAGTACGCGTTCGCCATGTCAGCTCCCCTGGAACATCGCGTAGTTGGGGACGTCGGAGAACATCAGGGCCCGCTCCTCTTCGAGGCGCTCCGCGTACAGCGAGGCGTACAGGGACACGGCCTTGGAGGCCGAAGCCGGCGGGACCAGCGTGGCCCGCTCGGTGGCCTCTACGGCCTGCTGCTGGAGGCGTGCGGCCTCCAGGCCCGGCAGGAGCCGCTTGCACGCCCCGTAGACCACGAGGTCGGTGATGCGGTCAGCGAAGCCGGTGACCGCGGCGAAGTCGTCCGTGTCCGCGGTGAGCATGGACGGGGGCTTGGAGTACACGACCTTGACGGCCTGGCCCGGGGTGATCGAGTCGAAGAGCTGGATGGACTTCCCCGTGGGGAAGTTCGCGGTCCTGGCCTTCGGGTTGTACCGCCAGTTCGGCATGGGCTGGGCGACCTTGGACGGCCCGATGAGCTGGGCCGTCACGTACCAGACGTCCGCGGCCTCCGCGGGGAGGCCGTACTCCACGACGGGCGCGAGCTTGGTCAGCTCGGTCTCGCCGAAGGTCACCAGGTGCGGGTACAGGCCCCTGATCGTGTCGTTGATGGCCTCCTTCACCCGTGCCCGGGGGAAGGCCGGGTTCGAGGTCACCAGGCTGTTCACGAGGTGGCTCGCTGCGGTCGTGCCCTCGTAGCCGCGACCGCGGGTCAGGCCCATGATGGAGACGACGCCGGAAGTGGCGTCGTACGCCTTCGCCAGGATCAGCTCATCGTCAATCTCGACCAGACCGCGGCTGAGGTTGGTCACGGTGGCCGGGTCGCACGTGAAGGACGTGTCCGAGGCCCCCATGGGCGAGGACAGCTCCGAGACGCTCTCCTGGGACATGGAGAAGCCCAGGAGCTGCTGGCGCGTCTTGGCAACGAGCTGGGCGAAGGTCGTCATTATGCCTCCGCAGGCATCGCGGAAGCCGCGTTGAAGTCCCGTCCGTACGCCGCTCCCACGGCGTCGGAGACCTTCATGGCCGCCATGATCTGGTTCGTCTTGGTGCCCTCGGGCTGGATGCCCTGGGCGCGCGCCGAGCGGTAGAGGGACAGCTCGTCATCCCAGCGCTTCTGCTCGGTGGCGTCTCCGCCACCGATGCCGCAGTACGCCACGCGCAGGTTCGCCGCGCGGGCGCACTCGCCCCAGGTGGCGTGATCCTGCGTCGCGCATCCGGTCCGGCACATCAGTGACGCCCCGGCTCCTGCATGCCCTCGGCACGCACACGGAAGCCGTGCTGGTAGCTGCTCTCCTGGATGCACTGCTCATCCTGGTTGATCAGCGTCACGTTGCCGCCGTCGCCGGTCGGCAGGTACGGGCTTCCCTCGAACTGACCCTCGTCAGTGGGCTGGTCCATGGCCGTCTCCTAGACGTTTCCGAGCAGGGTGTAGGCCTCGGCGATACGCCGGGCCAGGTAGGTGTGGCCGGTGTCGTTCGGATGGATGTTGTCCGTGGCGTTCACGAACCGGCTCGTGTTCGCCGCGGTGATCCACGCCCCGAGGCTGGCGATGGGCAGGCCGTCCGCGTTGTAGACCCGCCCCGAGATCGGGCTGATGAAGGGGAGTTTGTAGTCCGCGGCAGCCATGCGGAGCGTCTCGTCCGTGGACACCAGGGAAGCCGCGGGAGAGCCGCTGGGGCTCCAACAGCCGATGACCACGGTGTAGGCGTCCAGAGCGCTCGCCAGGGCTTTGAAGTAGCTCCTGGCGGCTGTGTCGATAGCCAGAGGGCCTTGGCCGTTGTCGTTGTACCCGGCCCAGCAGATGATCCGGTCCGGGGCGTAACTCGCCACGTCCGCGATGCGGGCGCCCATGGCGACCGAGCCGCCCGTGTTGTCCGCGATGTAGCCGGTGCCGCCGATGGCGGTGTTCCAGGAGTCCTCGTAGCCGAGCATCCGGCAGAACCGGTGAAACCAGGTGCCGTTGCCGGCCGCGGTGTTGAAGGAGGACCCGGCCGACAGGGAGTCGCCGGTCACGGCGATGCGCTTGCCCAGAGGGGTGCGCCAGAGAGAGTCGTTCGGACCAACGAACACGCCGCCGAAGGGCAGCGTGTAGCCGTCGATGCGGTACTTCCGGGGGCCCGCGGTTCCCATGTCGAACTTCAGCGTGTAGCGGGAGCCGGCGGAGCTGGCTCCGGTCGCCACCATCAGGTCCGTCATCTTCTTGCCGTCCACGCTCAGCCGGTAGGCGCCGGCTGCCACGTGCTTGAACATGAACTCCCAGACCTGGGCGTCCGTCCCGAAGGCGACGGACCAGTGCGGGGGAGAGCCCCAGGTGTTGGGGTAGCGGGACACCGGCTGGTAGAGCGTGGTGTCCGGGAAGGTGGCCCCGAAGGCCATCTGGGCCGTGTAGTTGAACGGGCCCGTGTCACAGGCGAAGAGCGCCTGCGCGCTCGCGATGGTCGACGTGGCCCCGAGGGTCAGCGTCGGAGTGATGGGGGCCAGCCCCGAGAGGCTGTCCACCGTCGCCTGGTCCGGCAGACCGCGCGACAGGATGACGTTGCCGTCCTGGCCGTTAATGCTGTTGACCGGCACGCCCGCCTCCTAGGCCGCAGTGAAGTTGGATTCCGTGACGCCGACCCCGCCGGCGATCAGAGCGGCCTTGGTGGCGTCGTCAACGACGTACTCGTGGCCGCCCATGTACATCCCTGGCGCCGATGCGCTGATCTCGTCCTGAGTGGGGAAGCGGACCGCCCGGTACGTGCCGGGCGGTCCTTCCAGGACCGTGATCCCCCGGGTGAGCTTGACCCGGTTGAAGAGAGGGTCCGACCAGGACGCCGGACCCTCGTCCACTGACGGGGTCCGGAACGTCCAGCTGGCCATCGTCAGGAGCTGTTGATCGAGGACGACGTCTCGGCCCTGATGAGGGCCTCGTTGCGGTAGATCTTCCAGCCGGCCACGCCGTACCAGCCGAGCGGACGGAACCGCGCGAGCTTGTCCACGATGGGACCCGCGACCATGTGGAACTCGTCCGCCACGGCCTCGGCCAGCGCCTGCTGGCCCGCGTAGTACGTCTTGAAGCGGCGCACGGTGTTGTCACCGGTACCGGCGTCCACCGCGTTGTAGCAACGCGGGCTCTCGACGTAGAAGGCGCCCTCGTAGGCCCCGATCTCGCCGGCCCAGATGTTGCCGGCCGCGGAGTAGTTGTGCGGGTCGCGCCAGGCCGCGGCGCCGGTCTCCGCGCGGAGGTCGTGGGAGACCTCCGGGTGGATCGCGGCCCAGTACATCGAGCCCTTGCGGGGCACGGCCTTGTTCGCACGGAGCTTGGCCGTGGCCAGGCGCGCGATGGCCGAGTTGAAAATGTCGGTCGCGACCATGGTCGTACCGACCGGCGTCGACACGGTGCCGTTGGTGGCGTAGCTGACGACACCGGCCTTGCGCTGGATGACGTTCGTGCCCGAGCGCAGCTCGGTCTGTACGACGGTGTCCACCGAGTCCGCGGCGTTGTACGCCACGATGTTGGCGATGGCCGGGTCCACGTCGGTGAGCGAGTAGAGGAAGAGCTTCCTGGTGCGGAGCACCGGGTTGCCGTACTCGTTCAGCGTGATCGTGACGGTGGTCGGGTTGCCGAGCGCCACCGAGTCGGGGTCGGTGGACTCCGTCAGAGGCGTGGTGGCGGTCGCCAGGTCCTGGAAACGCTCCAGGACGATGGAGCCACCGGGGCCGGTCTGGTTGACCGGGCGCTTGTCCGCGACGGCCCGGAACATGGGCTGGCTGCGGAGCGCGAACTCGAAGGTCTTGTCGTAGGCGGTCTGGACTGCGTTGCTCCACGCAGTCGTATCCGTGTAGGCGTTAGCCATGGTGGCCTCTCACCCCTTCCGGGGTGCCGTAGGGACGGGGAGAGGTCAGGAGGGAAGGCCCCAGTCGAACTGGTTGCCCTGCGACTGCATGATCTGGGCGAACTGCTCGGGCGTCTGTGCGGCCTTCAGGGCCGCAGCCAGCTCGTTGTCCGATCCCTGCGGAGGGGCCACGCCCTGCGTGCCCTGCTCCTGCATGCGCTGCATCGCTGCCTGACCGTCAGCCGGAACCGTGGATGCCGGGGGCCCCTGGGGGGCCTGCTCCTCGCCCTGCCCCTGCTCGCCCTCCGCAGAGGGCAGCTTGGCCAGCGCGCCGCCGTTGGCGGTCAGCCACTCGTCCAGCTTCGCGGGGTCGCCCTGGTACAGGCCTGCGGCCTGCGGTGCGTACCCCTTCGCCTTGAGCGTGTTCTCCAGCTCGCCACGGACCTGAGCTGCCTTGAGGCGGTCGTTCTCTGCCTTCAGCTCGTTCACCTGTCCCGAGAGCTTCGAGAGTCCGTCGCGGAACCACTTGGGTCCCTGCGCCTGCTGCTCGTTCGTCTCGCCCAGGCCCGACTGCTCGTCGGAGGGGTCGTATCCGAAGCTGTACTCGCTCACTGCGCACTCCCGCTTGTCCTTGCGCGGCCTACTCGCCCTCCGGGGGAAGGGGTCGTGCTCCGCTACCGGCCTTGTCGTGGGACGGGGCCGGCCGATCCGTCGGGCGGGGAATGTAGGCCTGCTAGCTGAAAAGCGCTATCAAGTGCACACGGCATGCAAAAACCCCGCCCACGAGGGGCGGGGTTTGCCTGGTCGAACCAGGGTCGTGATGCGTTCCTAGGCGCTACGTCTGAGAGTACCCAGCGTTCAGGCCTGTGGTGCTGGAGCCCTGCCCAGAGGCGAACATGGCCCGCTCCTGGGACTTGAGGCGCTTGCCCTTCTCCGCGGCGCTCTCGGCCCCCACGGAGGCCGCTGCGCCCGGCGTGAAGACCTCCTGCTCCGCCTCGCGCTGGGACCAGCCGGTCCCGTACCGGCCCGCGATGCCCAGCATCCCTTCGAAGCCGTCCGCGATCTGCGCGTACGCCTGCTCCGCCTGGTCGGCGTTGATGCCGATGGTGGCGTACCCCTCCAGGTCCAGCCGGTTCGCGGCGAAGCCGCGGCGCAGAGCCGCCGCGCCGATGGCGCCGGCCGCTGCCTGCTTCTTCAGGATCGGCTCCGCGGTCTTCCGGTCCAGGAAGTAGGCGGTCAAGTCCGCCTCGTTGATGCCGTACATGTCGAACAAGGCCCGCTTGTACTCGGGGTTCGCCTGGCCCGTGGCGGCCACGGCCAGGTCCACGCGGTCCTTGATCTCCGTCGGGCTGACGTCGCCGGCGATCCACTTCTGGAAGTCGGCGGGGTTGTCGTAGAAGCCCTGGGGCAGGCCCGCGTTGGAGAGGATCTGGCGGTACGAGGACTCCGTGGCCAGGTAGTCAGCGGGGCTCAGGACGGGCAGGCCGTTCTTCGTCCTGACCTCGTTGGCCGCGAAGCGCTTCTTGTACTCCGGGGTGTCCTGCAAGAGCAGGCCGATGGTATCGGCCCCGTAGCCCTGTTTGACGTAGTCGTAGATCTTCCCGGCCAGGGAGCCCAGGCCGAAGCCGCTGAAGAGGCTCTGAAGGGCCAGGTACGCGTCCCGGTTCTCGCCCTTCAGTAGCTTGTCGTACTGGCCCGAGGCCTCATACACGGCGTTGTTCAGCCCGCCCAGGCTGGCGGTGAGCTTCTTCGCCGACTCGAACTGAGTCGAGGCGACCTTCTTCTGAATCGCGAGCTGGGCCTGAAGGGTCTGCTTCTGCTTGGTCGTGAGGTGCTTGCCCTTGAGCTGCTTCTCAAGGGCCGCCGCCTTGCTGTTGGCGGCATGCGCCTTCGCCCTGGCGGCCTTGGAGCCGATCAGCGCCTTGGCGACGGCGGTCTTGGCCTTGCCCACCGCGGCCTGGTCGATCTGCCCCGGCTCGGGAAGATCCAGCTCATCCTGGAAGTCGTCGGGGACGTTCTGCTCTACGGGTGTGCTCATGATCAGTACGCCATCCCGAAGTCCTTGGCGACCTGGCGGGCCACCGTCATCATGCTTTCCCTCGCGTTGTTGGTCTTGCGCCAGCGCGGGTCGTTCCGCACGGCGTTCTCGAACTGCCACAAAGGGAAATTCGCCCCGGCATGGGAGCCGTGCATCGCGTTGTAGACCAGCTTCTCGCTCAGGTCCACTTCCGTGTCCGGCAGCTCCAGCAGCGTGGCAGCGCTCTTGATGTAGGGCGCCGCCAGGTCCATGACGTTCTGACCCGCCATGATCTGCTCTGAGAAGGCGCTGAAGCGCCCCGCTGCGCTCTTACGGATGCCCGCCTCGATGTTCTCCGTGGTCGTCTTCCCTGAGGCGATCTGGACCGCGTTCTTCTTGTACCAGTCGGAGCTGTACTTCATCCCGTTCAGGTACGCCGTGGTGTGGAGCTTGTCGAAAGCTTCGCCGGCTTCGCCCCACATGACGCCGCCGTGCGTCGTCGTCTTGGCGCCCAGCCAGTCCTTGATCCTCGCGTCCGTCCATCCCAGGGCGGACTTGTTGTACATGGCCTGCTTGAGCAGCTTGGAGGCCTTGCCTCCAGAGATCTGGTTCCCCAGGCCGACCGTCACTGCGAGGGAGTTCACGGCGTACATCGCCGCGCCCTGCTGCTGCTTGAAGGTCGCGGGGTCGGTGTATTTGGTGGTCAGGTACTTCCGCAGGGTGGAGGACTGCGTCCTCCACCACTTCGTGTTCTTCAGGGAGGCGCCGAACCTGGCGGCGCTCCACTGGCCGCTGACGGCCTTGTTGAACAGGTTCTTCAACTCCTTGGAGGAGTTGATCAGGGCGGCCGAGAGGCCGTACTGGGAGGCCAGCTCGTCCTTGTCCAGCCTCGGTGTCACTGCCGCCGTCCCTGAGTAGCTGGAGGTTCCGCCCCCGGCGGAGACCGAACCGCCTCCGGACGCGCCCAGCACCTTGTTGACGTACTGGCGAACGGTGTTGCCGCCGTCGCTCGCGGAGCTGTTCGGGTTCGGCTGCCCGCTGAACCACATGCTGGCGGCGCCGGCCGCGCCGTACTGCTTGTAATAGCCGCCCAGGATGACCCGGGCCACCGTGTCCTGAGCGCTCTTGGAGGCCCGGAACTGCTGCCAGGTCATCGAGTAGCCCAGAGCCCGCTTCGTCCAGCTCGGGATGTTGGCCTTCATGACCTGGTACGCGCCCACGGCGCCGATGCTGTTGACCACCGAGTAGTTGCCGCCAGACTCGACCTGGCGGACGCCGTAGAGGAGCTGGTCAAGGGTCGTCATCAGTGCACCAGCCCCATGTCCGCCAGCACCTGGCGGCCGATGTTCATCGTCTTCTCTGCGACCTGGCTCGTCTTGCGCCATGCCGGGTCATTGCGCACGAGCTGGGTGAAGGTGTCCAGGTCCATCGGCTCGGGCTCACCCTTGGCGTTGGACCGGTTGAGCGCCTGCTTCACCTTGGACGAGAACACCGAGACGTCCGTCTCGGGGGTCCCCAGCTCGTTGGCCACCACCTGGATGTAGGGCTGGGCCAGATCCTGGATGTCCGCGCCGGCCTTGATCTGCTCAGCGAAGGCCGGGTAGAGCCCGGCCGACTGCTCGCGGATGTTCGCCTGGATCTTCTCCATGCTCGTCAGGCCCCTGACGAGATACTGGGCGTTGTTCAGGACGGACTGCTCCGTGACCGCCACGCCGTTCTTGTACGCCTCCTGTTTGATGGCCTGGGCCGCCTGGCCGGCCATGCCGCCCAGTGTGTGGTCCTTGCCGAAGGTGACGTACTGCCCGAGGAAGTTCGTGACCTGGGCCTCTTCCCAGCCGTACCAGACCATGTTCTTGGCCAGCTTCTCGGCGTTCTTGTCGGAGAGGATGGCGCCGGCCTTCACGGCCATCTGCTTGGCCGACACGCGGGCGGCCTCCATCGTGGCCTTGTAGGTCGCCGGGTCGCTCTTCTGCAAGACCTGCGTCTCGCGAACGGTCTTGCTGTTCTTCTTCCACCAGTTCGAGTTCTTGATCTCGGCCTGGAACTTGTCCGCCGTCCACTGGCCGGCCACGGCGCCCTTGAGCATCTTCATCAGCTCGGGCTGGGACTTGAAGAACGCGTAGGACATCCCGTACGTCTCGGACAGCTCGTGCGCGTCCAGACGCGGGGCGACCTCCTCGGCGTACCCGCCGCCGGAGCTTGGAGAGGCCGAGACGCCGGGGACCCGGCGCCCGCCCATCCAGCGGTCCATGTAGTAGCCCTCGGACAGGGAGCTGATCTGCACGCCCTGACCCGGGCGCGGGGCGTGGATGAATCTCCCGCCCCCGATGTAGATCCCGACGTGATCCGGGCCGCTCCGCTTCCGGTCGGTGTCGAAAAAGACCAGGTCACCCGGGCGCAGCTTGTTCGGCTGCACCGAGTAGCCCACCTGGATCTGGTTGTACGTGGTCCGCGGAATCTGGATGCCGCGCTGGCCGAACAGATAGTAGGCGAGCCCTGAGCAGTCGAACCCGGTCTGGGGGGTCGAGCCTCCCCAGACGTACTGCGTCCCCAGGTACTTGCGGGCGTCGTTGACGATGTCTTCTCCGCTTGCCATGGCCTACTCCGGAGATCCGAAGACGAGGGACTCCAGCGCGTTCTGGTACGTGGTCGCCGCCTGGAAGGCGCCGTACTCCGCCTTCTTCTTGATCTGCTGCTCGCCGATGTAGGCCTTGCCCTCCGCGGTGACGCCGCCGGAGGACTGCGTGGACGTGTTCAGGGCCTGGCCCGTCTCCATGTCGTACTCGGTCGTCGTGTTCTGCACGACGGGAGAGGCCTCCTCCGCGCTGTGCAGAGCACCCGCGAAACCACCCAGCTCGCCCGCTCCGGGGTCGCGGCCCATCATGTCCTGGAAGAGCTTGGTGGCCACGGCCTTGGCCGTGTCAGGGTCCGTCAGGTCCACGCGCGTGTCCGTCTGGAGCGCCTTGCCACCGCCCAGGTACTTCCCCGGACCCTCGTAGCGGCGCTCGCCCGTGACCGTGTTGACGGACCAGACGCCCTGCTGGTGCCAGGCGTTGGCCCCGCCGTTGGCCTTCACGTACGAGGCCATGATGTCGAACGGGCTGACCTTCTTGCCCGCGGCGCCGTAGAGCGCCGCCTCGTTGGTCAGCTTCTTCCAGAGCTTGCTGCCCTCCATGGCGCCGTCGCCCAGGTTGAGCATCCCCGAGAGGACGCCCTGGGCGATGAAGTCCTGCTGCTTCTTGGTCGACCAGTGGAAGTAGTCCTGGTACGCGTCCTCCTGGGAGGCCCACAGGTCGCGGGTGCCGTACATCGACTTGCCGCGGGGCAGTTGCTGCCCCGAGCCCTTGTCGCCGTTGCCGCCCTTGGTGTAGCGCTCGGAGCCCATGTAGACCTTGCCGCCGCCAAGGCCCCCACCGCCCGAACCGCCCATCAGGGCGGCCAAGGCCGCCATCTCCTTGGCGTTCGGGTCAGAACCGCTTGTGACAGCCATCAGGACACCTCCGATTCGTCCACGAGGTCCGCCATGTCCACGCCCATGTCACGGGAGAGGTAGCGGGAGTACAGGTCACCGAAGCGCGTGTCGCTCTCCACGAGCGCGTCCACGACGCGGCCCCAGCCCTGGGCCAGGTCCGCGTTCGACTTGGCTGACAAGACCCTGGAGCCGCCCGCGGCGTCCCGGCGGGCCAGCTCGCCCGACAGGGCCTTGCGGAAGGTCAGGTACTCCTGGAGGCGCGTCAGGTCGGTACGGCTGGGGTTCTTGGCCAGCTCCGAGTGCGCCACCGCCGTGAGGCCGGGGATCATGCGGTCGTACTTCCGGGAGTCCATGGTGAAGAAGTCCCGGCTCCACTCCTCGTTGTAGTACGGGTTCTCGCTCCCGTCGGGGAGCAGCGGGTCCCCGTACAGGCGGGAGACCGCGGAGCGCATCTGCTTGAAGCTCTCCGCGCCCTCGTCCTCGAAGGAGTTGTAGCCGGCCGAGTGCAGCTTGGCCGTGACCGTGTTCATCATCTGGGTGTACTTCGTCCACCCCAGCCGGCGCTGGTTCTCCTTCATCGCCTCGTCCGCGGAGAGCCGCGTGCGCTGCATCTCCGCACCGCCCGGAACCAGGGGTGTGGAGAGCTGGTAGCTGTACGCCTCGGGGGAGAAGGGCCCGTTGCCCTCGGGGCCGACGATGAGCGCGGCCAGTTCGGGGTTCTTCGCGATCAGGCCCGCATACTTCTGGCTCAGCTCCGCGGCCTTCATCGTGGCCGGCACGCCGCCCACGTTGTCCGAGGTCGCCTGGGCGAAGATGAAGTAGCTCTCGCCGAAGCGCTTGAGGTACTCCTCGTCCGCCGTCATCGGGTTCCGGCGCCGCAGGTTGTTGTACTGGTCCCGGTAGAACTGGTACTTGTCGGGCTTCTGGGTCGAGAACGGCTGCGTGAACGCGCTCGCCGCGGACCATAGCCAGTAGTTCCTGGTCCGGTCCGCTATCTCCTTGGCCGACGGCATCGCCTTGCCGGTCTGGGCGTGCTCGAAGGCGGCCTGCTGCATGATCTGGAGCTTGATGCGCTGATAGCGCTCATCGCTCGTGTCGAACGCCGTCAAGAAGTTCCTGGCGTACCCGGGCAGCGACTGCTGGAGAACCGTGTCCTGGACGCCTCCGGGCGTGGGCCCGAAGGGCAGGACGCCGAGGTGGCGCAGCAGCTCCGCCTGCTTGGGCTTGTCCTTGACCAGCATGGACGCCGGGATGGAGACGATCGGACCCGTCCCGGGATTGAACCAGGGATCGCCCTGCGTGATCATGTTCATGGAGTCCTGGCTGATGGACCAGGCGCCGCTGGAGTCCATGCCCAGCGCCTTGCCGACCGGGCCGTCAGCGATGAACTTGGGCACGCGCGCCATGATCCGGCGCTCGCTCTTGGGGACGAAGCGGGAGACGAGCTTCTTCGCCTTCTCGTCGTAGACCATGACCGTGCCGTCCTTCTGGATGACATTGCCGTCCTGGTCCTGGCCCCAGCCCCACGACAGCGGGGCGTTGAAGAACATCGAGGCGTACCCGACCGTCTGAGGACGGTCAGCGATGATCCGCGCCCAGCGCTGCCACGCCTCGGTCGTGGCAGCGAAGAACGGGCTCATGAACCGCAGCATGTGCGCCGCGTCCGAGCGGTGCGCGATGTCGAACACGAGCTTGCGCGTGTCCTTCAGCGCGAGCCGGCGGGCCGTCTCGGCGATGCGGTCCGCGTCAGCCTGGCTGACCTTGACGCCCTGCTTCATCTCCTGGCCGACCAGGTTCCTGGCGTGGCCTTCGTAGAGCTGATTGAAGAGGGGGTGCCGGCTCATCCGGTCCGCCGGGATGGAGGCGGCCCACTTGTACCACCAGTCCACCACCCGGTCCATGCCCTTGGAGAGGCTGTTCGTGCCGGCGAGAGCCTCGCCGAGCTGCGTCGTGTGGACGTACTGCGGTCGCTGGCCGGTCTTGGCCAGCTCCGCCAGGTACTCATGGTCAGCCTGGCCGCTCATCGCGGCCTCGCGGATGCCCGACTCCGCGGGCATGTACTCGTCCACCTCGTGCCAGACGGACGCCGCGATGCGGTCCGGGGTGTCGTACTTGATCCCGAGGCGCTTGCGGTACGCCCGCCCCGCGGGCGTCTGCTTCAGCCACCTCGTCATGTCCGAGATGGACGCGCCCTTCACGGCCTGCTGGGCCAGGGCGTCCTGCATGATCTGGTGGTTGATCGCCTTGTTCCACGAGTCCACGTACAGCTCAGGGTTCACGGCGTACGAGATGGGCGCCGCGGACTTGCTCGCGTACGCCCGCTGGAGGTTGCTGTGGATCAACTGCTTGTTCCGCTGGGTCAGCGTCCGAAGCGAGTCGTCCGAGCTGATGAGCTTCTGGTAATACTCGCCCTTCTCGCCGGCCAGGGCCGGCGGGAGGCGGAGGCCGTTGATGTCGACCTCCTTGTACATCTGCGAGGACTGTCGGAAGCCCTTGTCCCGGGCCGCCTTCGCGGCCTCGGCCGACGTCACCGACAGCTCGCGCTGCGAGCGCAGCTCGTTCAACTGGTCATCGAGCTGGCTGAGCTGGTCCTTACGGCCTGTCGAGTGCGAGGCCAGGCGGCTCTCCGCCGCGGTCACCTGCTGGTCCAGCTTGCGTGAAAGCTGGCGCATGGCCGCGTACTTCACGGGGTCCGCGGCCTGGTCCATCGCGGCCAGCTTGGTCTGGGCCCGGGTGGCCCGACTCTTGGCCTTGCCCAGGTCGGCCTTGTGCACGGCCTCCCGCTGAGCGATGGTCGACCGCAGCCCCTCGGCCTGCGGGAGAAGCGCCGCGATCTCCTCGTCCGCGTACCTGATGCCCTCCTTCGCCACCGCCATGGCGCCCTCGTAGTGGGAGGGCGCCTTCCAGTGGAAGAGGTTCGTGGCCAGGTTCTTCATCCCGTAGCCGGCGCGCACGGCCATCGCCGCGGCGCCCACCCGGGCCACCTGGCCCGCCAGGTCGTCCGAGAGCACGCGCGGGATGTAGCCCAGACGGAAGAGCGTGGCAAATTTCCACAGATGGGAGAAGTGGTCGAGGGAATCGACCATCCAGTCCGGATTGCCGATCTTCGCCGTGCGCAGCGCCTTCAGGGCGCTGGAGTGCCGGGCCAGGGTCTTGTCCAGACCCGAGAGGTCGATCAGGATCTGGTCGTTGGCCAGCTTGGTGACCATGTTCGGGTGGACCTTCAGGGCCTCTCCGTGGCCCATGAACTCGTCCACGTTGACGCCGTCGTTGCTGGCGCCGGAGTACCGGCGCAGACCCTCCTGGCCGTGCGTGATGTTCGCCCGGTACTCCCGGTACAGCGACATGCCCTCGTCGTGAGTGAGCCCGTACTTCTTCGCCACCTGCGTGACGCCCAGGCCCTGGATCTCCTCCAGGGCATCGATCCGCTGGCCCTCGGACGTCGTCTTCAGGTACCGGTTCAGCAGATCAGAGCGGATGTCCGGGCCGATGCCCGGGATGCGGGAGATCTGCGCCCGCAGCTCGTCCACCGCCTCGGGGTGGATGTCGTCCACCGCGATCAGCCCGTTGGGGTGCGCCTCCTTGAAGGAGCGCACCATCGTGAGACTCTGCCCGAAGAAGTCGTCGGCATAGATCCGCGTCTTCGCCAGCGGGTTCTGGGCCGTACCGCGGGTCCCGAGCGCGGGACCGGTCCGGAAGAGGTTCTGGTTCGAGGTCCGCGCGTAGGCGCGACTCCCGCTGAACCGGGTCAGGTTCAGCGCGTCCAGCTCGCCGTAATGGTCGAGGGCCGCCGTGTACCGGGCGGCCAGATCCTCGTCATTGGCGATGCGGTTGCGCAGCTCGTCCGTACGCCGGGTGACCAGCGCCTCCAGGTTCGGATTCGCCATCGCCTGCACGCGGGGCATGACGCCCAGCTCGATGTTGGCCAGGCGAGACGTGTCCTGCTCCATGCGGCTGGCCGCCAGGGCGTTCTCCGACTGGAGCTGGGCCCTGGCCTCCACATCGCCGAGCGTCGTGCGGAGGAAGAGGTTCACTTCCTCGGGCGACTTCAGCTTCGAGATGATCCCGCCGGCCCGAGGGCCCATGGCCGACTTCTGGAACATCGACAGGTTGTTGATCAGTTGCGGGTTGGCCCGATTCGTCCAGAGGAAGTCCTGGACCTTCGCCATCCGCGAGGACTCCATCAGCTTGCCGATGTCCTCGCCCGACCATCCGCCGCGCGGGCGCGGGGTGACCACGTACTTCGTGCGGGCCGCACCCGCGGCCTTGCCCAGCAGGACCGTGGGGTCCAGCCACCAGCGAGCCGCGAAGTCCGTAGCCCCGCTCGCGAAGCTGAAGAAGTTGACGTCCCGCTTGATCTCTTCCACCGCGCGGTTGCCGACCACCGGCATGCCGGCCTTGCCCAGCATGCTCTGCTGCTGGTCCTCGGACAGATCCTTCCAGCCCGGCGGCAGGTACGCCGCGGGCGGAGTCGCGTACAGCGGGCGGTCCTTGAGGATCTCCTCAACCTCGGGGTGGTTCGCCCAGAACGCCTGCCCGGGGCTCACGTGGTTGGCCACGTGCCACGCCTTGGCCCAGGCCGAGCCGCTCATCAGCTCGCCGATGCCCTTGGTCTCCGCGTGCGTGCCCGCGAGCAGGAACGCCGACATCGGCTGGCTGATGCCGTTGTCATACATCCAGGCCATGCCGTGCATGGCCTTCTCGATGGGCATCGCGCCCGGCTTGAAGACGTGCTTGTCCAGGAACTTGGCGGCCTCAGAGTCCTTCTCGGCCGGGCCGATGTTCTGAATCCAGCCGCCGACGATGGGGACGACCACCGCAGCGTCGCGGACTTCCCGGAGGAAGCCGCCGAGACCGTCACCCATCAGGCCCCCGGCTCAGCGAGGGAAGGCTCCGAGGGGTAGACGTCGATGGTCGTAGGCGTGGCCTGGAGCCCGAAGGCCAGGTCGTATCCGACATGGTTGGCATTCGGGCCATTGGTGGCCATGTCCACGCCCAGGGCGGGCGTGTCGCCGAAGAAGGCCACGTAGTTACCGATCTGGTCCCACCAGTCCATCAGGCCATCCCCTTAAGCTGACGCACCAGGTTGCGGGCACTCTTGGAGCTGCCCGGCTGGTTCGCCATGTGCTCGAAGACGGGCAGGTACGCGATCAGGCGCCGCATGTCCTCGTCCGCCTGATTCGGCAGCCCCAGAGCCTCCGGTCCGGGACCGTCCCCCAGTGCCGCGCCCGCGGTGACGGGCGTGTCCGGCTGCTGGGTGGGCTGGTCGAACCCGATGACTCCGGCATCGACGGGCGCCGCCTCAGGCGCGCCGACATCGCCACCAGGCGACGCCGAGAGCGGCGCCGCCTGCTGCATCTGCTCCAAGGCCTGCCGATCCCCGTACTGCCCGCCCGAAGGCGCGCGCACGGGCTGGCCGGGCCCGCCATCCGTTCGCTTGCTCATCGCCCCCGGCCCGGAGACCGGGGCGGGGGAACCGGGCCGGCGATAGCCGCCGCTTGCCATAGCTCCTCCTCGTTTAATCGTTCGGCTCAACCTGGTCGACGTCGGAGTTGGCGTACAGCTCCACGTACAGAACCTCGGGGTCTTCTCCGGCGTGTGCGCGCTTCAGGGCCTCCTGGAGCTGCACGTCCTCTATGACCCACCAGGCCATGGCTCAGTGAGCCTCGTTCTTGTCGTTGTCGCCGTTCTTGCCCGCGCTCGGGGCCAGAGAGGTGGAGTTCCACCCCGCGACACCCGGCGTCACGGTGTTGCCGTCCGTGTCGCCCGAGTTCTGGCCCTGCATGGGCTGCTGAGTGTGCGGGCCTTCCATGCCGCCCTTCAGGCTGGCCATCGGCTGGCTCCCGCCCTCGTGGAACGGGTCGCCGCTCAGGGTCTCGCTCATGATCACTTCTCCCGGTTCTTGGGGTCCTTGTGGTCTACGCAGAACTTCGTGCGCGGACCGTCACTCCACTTCGGCTGCGAACAGCCGTCGTACTCGCACTCGGCCGACGCCGCGGGCTCCTTCGGCTCCTTGGGCTCCTCGGCCGCGGGCCGGATCTGCTGGCAGCCGATCCAGTGCGTCTGCTGGCCGTTCTCGGCCGGACGACCGCATGTCTGGCACGTCATGCCGGAACACTCCTCTTGACTGATGCGGAGGCCGTGGGCCGGCCACCACTGGTGAGTCCGGCCAGCAGCGACATGACGTCAGGCTTGCCGCCCGGCCCCATCTCGGCCTGGCCGGGGGCCACGCCGCCGGGGGCGCCCGTGGTCGGGTTGATGCCGAACGGCACCCCGGGGCCCTGGCCCTCACCAGGGCTGCCCGGGGCACCAGGAGGCCCGCCCGCGGGCGTGGGAGACGCGGGCTGGGGCTCCGGCTGGAAGGCGGTCAGGATCGCCTCATGCATGGGCATCCGCTCGCGCAGGTCGATCAGGCGCGCGGACTTATGGAGCAGCTCGGTGGGGTCCATGCCCTGCTGGGCCATGATCCCGATGGAGGACAGCAGGGCGAAGACGCCCTGCTTGAGAGCGTCGGTCGTCTGCTCCTTGTCGACCTCGGCCTGAAGCGAGGCCACGTCCACGTCCATGGGGAGCTGACGCTGGACGAAGTCCCGCGAGACGAGCTGGTCCCCGCGGAGCTGGAGAAGGAAGATCAGCGCCTGGTTCGGGTTCATCCCGCTGGCGAAGCCGTAGCTCACGCTCACGCGGTAGTTGCCCTTGATGTCCTTGGCTGGCGTGTAGAACTCCTCGAAGGGCGTCCCGTTGATGACGCCGGAGATGCTCTTCTTCGAGTCGGGCCAGAACTTCTCATCCATCTCGAAGGCCAGCTCCAGGGCGCGCTCCAGCGCGTCCCCGATGATGAGCTGACCCGTGGCCACCTGAATGTCGTAGCCGCCGTTCAGGGCGTGGACACCCTGCCCGGTGATGATCGAAGCGTCCACGTCGCCGGTCGCCGAGGCCGGCGTCCGGGTGCCCTTCATGACCTCCGACGCCAGAAGGGCGTCCTGCTGCCAGGCGGCCTGCGGCATGTCCGTGCCCACGCGCCGGATCTTCTCCGGGCTGTTCGTCCGGATCACGGCGTCATCCCCGAAGGGGATCTTCTGCACGTCGGTCGGGATCGCGAGCGGAGCCCGTACGGTCTGCTGCGTGGCCTGAAGGCCCAGCATCGCCATGCGGTTGCGCGCCAGCATCGGCCAGACCACGTCATCCATCTGCCCGCGGTCCTGCTCGTCCCAGGTCGGCTTCTGAGCGACCGCCACCGGGACCTTGCCGAAGCGGTTCTCGGTCCGCATCAGGACCAGGTTCTTGCGCTCCGGCATGTAGAGGACGTACTCGTCCTTGTCGCAGAACTTGACCAGCTCAAGCTCCGTGTCCCCGGTGACCTGCCGGCCGTAGGGCTGGTCACCGCCCAGGATCGCGGTCTGGTACTCGGGGAACTTCGCGGCGAGCTTCCGGGCGCTCTCGCGCCAGACCTTCGTGTACGAGCGCACGTCGCCGTTCAGCGTGTACTCCACGTACGACTTCATGGGGTTGTCGATCCGCAGCCGCGGACGACCCTTTTCGAAGTCCGGCTCCACGACGAAGGGCATCGAGCCGTATCCCAAGTACCAGTCACAGCCGGTCGGCATGTGCTTGCGAAGCCGGGAGTCGATCACGTACGAGTACGCGATCTTCGTCTTCTTGGCCACGAACTTCTTCTGGCGCTCGCTCGTCACCGTGCCCGGGGCGCAGTTGATGCTGGGCAGCGGCGCCAGGGTCTCCGCGAGCTGACGAAGCGCCGTGTCCAGCGTGTTCGCCGTGATCGGACGCGGCCAGGCGTCCGGCATGCTGCCCGGTGCGATGTTGTCGATCTTCTGTGCGCGGGCGTCAAAGATCGTCTGATGCCGGGCGTCGCGCTCCTGGTTGTCACGGCGCAGCGCCTCGACACGAGCCGCGATCTGCGCGATTTCTGCCATGACCACCTCCGTCGGGGGCGAAATGTAAGGCCTGCCCTGCTACTTCTGCGCGCTGAGGCTCTTGCGCCACGCTTCGAGCGCGGCCACGCGCTGCTCGATGGTGAGCTTCACCTTCGTGGGGACGCCGCCCCACTTGCCCGCCGGCAGAGCCAGGCAGGCCGCGACGTCGGCCCTGAACTTCGGCATGGGCACGCCCGCGGGGTCCGGCTTCCAGTCGGACCACTCCAGGTGGCCGATGATCGACTTGCCCTTCAGGCCCCAGTTGTCGCCCTTCGCGCGGTGCGCGCGGATCAGGGCGGCCTGCACCTTGACCATGGCCACGTACTGCGCCGCGGGCCACGCCTCCTTGCCGCTGCCGGAGTTGACGCACTCCCAGCCGTAGAAGTGGCTGTTGCCGTCCACGGCGCCCGAGGAGCCCTCGTGCTCGTGCGTGGCCGGCGGCCTGTCGCCGTAGTCCTCGGCCACCACGGCGGCCAAGACGTGGGGGTCCCCGCCTCCGGCGTGGTTCGCCCTCCCGTTGCCGACCAGGTAGACGTCACCCTTCTTGCCGATCACGCCCGTGGCGAGCGGCCCCGGCAGGGCGGTGCTCCCGGACCAGACGTACCCGAGGATCTGCGCCTCGGAGACGTATGGGCCGGTGTGGTGCACGACGGAGCCGTTGACCGGCCCCCAGCCACCGTGCCCGGCACGGTTGTGGGTACGCCAGCCGGCGTGCTCGGTGACCTTGACGCCCTCGGCCTTGAGGGCCTTCACGAGCTGGTCCGCGGTCAGGGGAGTTGCCACGAGATCTCCTCGCCTTCCTCGTGAGCGGCGCGGATCTCGTCCGCGTGCTCGGGGTCGATGACGTCGAGGGACCCCAGGTACAGCTCCTGTGTCCACTCGGGGAAGCCTTGGGCCGCGGAGGCGGAGACGCCTCCCCAGTGGTAGAAGCCCGTCACGCACAGCAGGCCGACCACGCCGGGAGACACCTCCCGGCCGCGGTACCAGACGTGCTCTGGCTGTTCGTCAGCCATGCCGCTCCTTCACCAGTTGAGGGCGCCGTCCCAGGCGCCCGCGCCCTGCTGCTGCAAGGCGAAGTCGATGTCCACGACCATCTGTTGGGCCGCGTCGCGCTCCGAGGTGAACTCGCCCTTGTTGGAGTGCCACCCGCTGAAGTCGGTCACCATCAGCTCGCGCGCGCGGATCTCGGCGAACCAGAAGGCCATGACGGTGTCCGTCAGGCCCTTCGTCTCGGGGAACCAGGAGCAAAGCTGCTCGATGAAGGCGCGCACGCCTTCGGACTGGCTCTGGCTGGGCAGACGGATCATGTTCTGGCCGGTCTGCCACCCGCTGAACAGCGTTGCCATGCTGGCAACACCAAAGTCGGTGTCCCACTTGTTGCTGTTCGTGTGGTGCGGCCCCATGAGGCAGCCCCGGGCGGCCAGGAAGCTCTTGATCAGTTGGTCCTGGGTGATCGACGCCTGGTAGGCGTTCTTCTCCACCCGCCACTCCGAAATGCCGTAGCGCTCGGTCAGGCGCTCCATCTCGGAGCGCATCTCGTGCGGCGGCATGCCCCGCTTGTTCACGACGTCCAGGACCCACCGCACGCCGGTCTGGCGGTCCACGCCCAGCACGACCATCGCCGTGCAGCCCGCGGCGGCCGGGTCGAGCCCGGCCACGACCAACAGGCCGTCCATCCCGTGCTGGCGGTGCTGCGGCTGACCGCCGAACATCCGGCCCGGGTAGCGGGCCCGGTCGATGCAGCCCTGCACGTCCGCCTGCTTGAAGATCGCGTCATCCGCGACCTGATCTTGCATGTAGACCATGGACCAGTTGCGCGGCGTCATCTTGCGCCGCTTCCTGGCCAGGGCCTCCCCGTGCCACATCGGCCAGAGGCCGTCCCTTGGCCAGCCCTGCTCACCCGCGGTCTTGCGCGCCTGGATGGTGACGGGCGGCCGGTTGGTGGCCGGCCAGAGCGTCTCCCAGTCCTTCGGGTCGTCCGCGAAGTTCAGGACGGCCGGCTGGGTCAGGTACGTCCAGGGGCTCGAACCCTCGGAGTAGTACTGGGGCTTGAGGATCTCCGAGTAGAGATCCACGGTCGACATGCGCGTGCCGACCAGCAGCATGCGGCCCCCGACGTCAGCGACGCGGGAGCCCACGATGTTCTGAATCCAGTCGATCTGGTTCTCGAACTGCTGGTGGTTCGTGTTGTCCACGCAGTCGTCCATGATGACCAGGTCGGTACGGGTGCCGTAGATCTGGCCGCCGATGCCGACGGCCTCAACGGTGTACTCCTTCTCGCCGGAGTCCGCGCCGGCCACACGGATCTGTGTGGCGCTCCAGGTGGACGCGCCCTCGGCGAAGCCGCCGGGCGGCCCGAAGGCCTGCTGGAGATCGATGTACGACTCCGACTCGGCAAGCCTCTGCTTGATCGAGAACAGGAACTTGGCCGCCATGGACTGCGTCTTGGAGACGAGCAGGATGCGGATGTTCGGGTCCTGGCAGATCCGCCACACCACGTAGTTCACGGTGAGCGTCGTGCTCTTCGCGTGCTCCGGGGGCGTGTTGACCACGATCTGGTCCTCGTCGCCCTTGACGTAGCGCTGGGCCGGGTGGAGCCCGCGGGGCTCCCGGCCCTCCAGCAGGTCGTACCACTGGAGGTGGTGCGTGAAGAGCCTGGTCCCCAGGTACTTCTCACAGAACTCGGGGAAGTCGGGGACCTCCTGCTTGGCCCCCTTGGCCTTCTCGATGTTGCTCTGAAGCGCCCGGTCGATCAGGTCCCGGAAGTCCGGGTCCCGCTTGCGGTAGTAGTCGTACGTGGAGCGGACGATGCCGGCCTGCCGGCATCCCTCCTCGATGGTGTGCCCCATGCGGACCGTGGCCAGGATGATGTTCCGGCGGTCCTTCGAGGACGCCTGGGAGATCCGGCGGTCCCTCGGCTTGGCCAGGGAGCCGTCCTTCTCCACCCTCAGGCGCGCCATGCGTGCTCCCCACGTCCCACGGGCCCCCTGGGGGCCACTGCGGGGCGGGAAGGTACGGCCGCTAGCGCTTTTCTGCTATCGGCCCTTGAATGCGCGACAGGCCCCCTGGAGGGCCCCCGCATTTCATAACGAGGAGGTCACGGCGATGAAAGCCCGACGAGCCAGCAAGTGCACTCCCTGTGGAGAGCGAATCGAAGTCGGCGACGAGATCGCAGCCTTCCTCGGGAAGTGGACGCACGCGGCCTGCAAGGAGGCCGACATAGCCCGTCGCGCGGCCCTCGTGGGGCCGCCGGTCGAGATAGCCCCACAGGGCCCAGATAACGCAACTGTGGCGTACGTGGGCGTCCGCTCCGAAAGGCACCGAGGGCTTCGGGCCCTCCGGGACCAACAGCGGCGCTGACCAGGGCTTCTGACGGACGATCAATGCATGGGCGCTGCACCCTGATTTGCAGGGGGTGTGTAAGCTGGACCGCAGCGAGCTGGACCCGGAAGAAAAGCACTTCCGTGCCCAACTACGGCACCCCAAAGGGGTGCAGCAGGCGCCTTCAGGCGCCGGAGAAAGCGAGGGCCGCCACCAAGGCGGCCCTTTCGCATGAGGGCCTTGAAAGGCCCAGCGGAGCCGCCGGTGAGGCGGCTCCGCGACTGGGGGGTTGCACACCGATCCCTGGTCGGAGACCAGGGAGCGGGGGCGGAGCGGCGTTTAACACCGGGGGGTCATACCCGGTGAGAAACGCACAGGTCAGACATGGTGCAGGCCACAGAAGGCCTGCTCCGCCCCCGCTCTGGCGAGGGGGACTACCGCCCCCCGCGCTCATCGCTCGGGGC